ATGTTAGAACCCATTACTGCATCAGCTACTACTATATCAGCAGCAGAAGCGGCAACTACACCACCATTTAGGTCAAAAGTTAAGCCCGTTACTCCCCCGTTGTCGTACCGTTGTCAATGTATCTTACTGCTGTTGGGTAAAATACTAACGGAGTTCCTATAAATGCGATATAATTTCTACGCATACCGTTGTTCGCTGGATCGTAAATCAATGCTCCTGGTGTTAAGTCAAGAGCTAATCTTGAACGCATTACATATGGATCTTGTCTATAAAGAATGGTTCTACCTGTGTCATTAGTTCCATCTTCATTTAATACTGTATCAAACCCAGTGAATGTTGCTGTTGGTCCGATATAAGGTAATACGTCAAACATTACTTTTGGTCCACCGTAGCCAATCGCTACAACATCAAGTTGTGCTTTTAAGAACTCTAAATGAGATTTAAAAACTGTACCTGCTGAAGTTAAGTAAGCTGGTTCGGTTAATTTTGCAAATAATTCTGGATATAATAACCACTTGTTAGGTAATTTATCGGCTTGGAATACAACTGCTTTCGCATATGCTGTATATTCACCAGTAAATACTTTTACTAATTCTTTGGTTGTCATATATTCAAACTTTTTAGCTGTTAAAGCATAAAGTGTTGTTGTTTCTAAATCGGTTGTAGTTGCATCAGTTGACGTAAGGTTAAGTAACCCTCTTGCCATTGTTGCTGCATCTACTTCCGTTCCATCAATACCTCTATGTCCAACGTAAGTAAATTTATCAAGTTCGATTTGGTAAGAATATCTTACTGCTTCTCCCTCAACGCCGATTACATCATAACCGATTGTTTGTGCTTTCATCATATCTACTTGACCTACGAATAAGCCTAGTGTAATAGGTAAGATAGGTGCTTGTAATGTTTCAACGTTAGATCTAACTAAGTTTACTTTATTGCTATTCCCACTTGCTAGTCTACCTTTTTGGGTAGCATAGTTGAAGAAGAAACCTTTATCTGTTTCAACTGCTCCGCCACCATAAATATGTGGCATATCTCTCATTGAAAATGTTGTGAATAATGGTTTTCTGATATTCAAATCTAATACCGTAAAGCCATTGTATGCGAATTGCGCTTCTGCTCCGTCATTAAATGTTACTTTTCTTGCTTCTGACAAAGCCAATGTTTGTGCGTCTAAGAATCCTGCTGTTCTAGGGTCCTCAATCATTTTTTCTTGCGTCAAAATATATTCTCTTAATGTTACATTCCTTTTCTCTGCGCCTAATAATGCATCTTTAAACGTATAAGGACTTTCATATGTATTCATATTCATCAACCTCTCTTAACCTTTTTGGATAACAGCAGCTATGCTGGCATCACTTGTTGGTACGAAACTTGTTGAAGCAAATGTGAAACCAGTTAAAGTAATTGTATCAGTTCCTGAATTTGGTTGTGCTGCGTAAACTCCGCCAAGTACACTAGAGTTTGTTCCTAATCCAATATATACTGCTCCACCTACTGCTGGTGCTTCTGCTGCTACAAGTGGTACTACGAAAGACCAACCTGCTGGTGCTGATGCTGGAACTACGGTCATTGGTTGACCTGGTGCATAGGCTTCAAATACGCCTTCTTCAATAGCTCTTACACCCATAACATCTCTTAATACAAAAGCAGTTGTTGCTAATGTAATACTAGCTGTCGCTCTTTTAACACTGTAACCTTTTGCAGTGCTTTTTACAATTTCTACTGGTTCTCCAGGTTCCATATCGTTTGTGGTAGCATTAAATGCTCCTGCACCATATTGGATTCCGTAAGCAGTAAAATAAGTTCCTGGTAAATGATTTTGTCCAGGTTTTGTGGCAGTTCTGTTTAACCTACCGTATGTAAATAATCTACTATCAGCCATAATTTTTTACTCCCTCTCTCTTAAAGATTCAAATTAACTTTGCCAGAACGTTGTTCAGAACCATAAAAACTTTTCCAAGCCTTGTGGTCTACATGTGCTCCACTTTCAGGATTGGTAAGTTTATCATAATAATTCTTACTTTCTTTTTCCATATATGCAAAATCAATTTTTTTCTCTGGTTGTTCGTCTTTAATTTCTGCACCGTTAATTGTTTTAGAATCAACGATTTTAATGTCTTTCAAAACACTAGGTTTTGGTTTTTCATCAATTATTTCTTTTCTTGGAAATAACTCTAAATACTCATCATTCAGAGTTTGAATTTTGTCTGCTTTATAAGGACCCTCTGGTAATCCCATAGCATCTTTGAACTCTTGATCGAAATACTTTTGGTCTTTCATAATTTTCTCCTCTTCGTTTGCTTCAATTTTTTTATCGCCTGAATCTTCTTCAGTAACTACTTCTGTTATTTTCTTTTCAACCTTTATGATTTTATCTTTATCATACGGGTCTTTATGCTCACTTTCAACTACGACTGTTTCTTTGTGAACAATAGTTTCTTCGTCAGCAAGAATAGTGAAAGAATCATCATCGTGTGTTTTAATTCTCTTTCCTTTTAGGAAATCAAATAATTTCATAGACTTTTTCTCCTTTATCTCTTTATTTTTACTATCTACAATCATAGCATTTGAGGCTCTACCCTCTCTTACTACCGCTAAGTGATTGTACCTTATATCTGTTTGAACATACTCATCGGTATCTTCAAATGGTAACAGTTTAGCAGAATAACCTAATGACAAATCCCTAAATTCATCAGATATCGTTCTATCACCGTTTTCGCTTTCAGGATAAATTTTATCAATTAACTCTGCATCTTGTATTACCAAGTTGCATAAAATATTATCTCCGTTTTTTCTACCAGTGTCTAAAATTGTTCCCATTCCGTATTTCTTTATATTTTTGCTATTTACGTTTTCTTTTGGGTGAGTTAAGGTAATTGGTTTACCCTCTAAACTTTCCAAACTATCTTCAGCAAATATATATTCCGCTTTCCTATGAACCTTTACAATACGGTTGCCATCGGCAAAACCAAGTTCACTTCCCGAGTAGGTTTGCACCCCTACATTTCCTACTATCGCATCGTAACAATGTAAATAACCTGTGTCTGGGTCAATAGATATATGGTCCGATAGCTTAACCTTATATGTAAATTGACCTGCATTGTCTTTGATGTTGTAACTTATTACAGAATAACCTTGTGTCTTTTTATCCATAATTTACCACCTTTATCACTTCTTTCCTTTATCAGGATTTAAAACATTTTTCTTCAACGGTTTCTTTGTTACTTTAGGATTTCCACCACCGCTATTATTACTTGCTGGGTTATTAACTCCAGCCGTTCCTTTACTATCTTCTTGCATTTGATTCAATTCTCTTGCTACTTCTATCTTATCGCTATTTGCTGTTTCAAACTCGCCTTTTTCTGCCATAGCCAAAATTTCTTTTTTGTATTTAATATGAATATTTTGCGACATATATTTTGGGTCTTTAGCGATTGTGTCAACTATTTTAATTGCACTTGCTTTATCAATAGCGCCGATATTATAAAGATTAAGAACTGTATCTGAATTTGTCTTTGCCATTTCTGCTCTTTCTTTAAGTGTTTGTGTTTCAATAGGATTGAATGAATACATTACATCTTTAACCGTTTTACCAATCTTGCTCTTAATAATAACTGGCAACAATCTGTTGTACCAAACTCTCAAAACTCTCATTTGAGTATCGTTCAACTCTGTTAAACTTTGAATGTATGACTTATCTTCATCATCTCCTGCTACATTAGGAAATAATACACTTACAGGCACTTTAAATGCTCCTGCTAACCTACTGTTAGATGAATTTAAAATATCATTGAACCCAGAAAGGCTTGCATCTGCGAAGTCAAAATCATCATTAGCATCAATAGGAATTATGTTATTTGTGCTCCCAAACTTGATATATGATAACTTGGTTTCAATTCTTGCTTTTGAAGTTGCATTTACTTGTGTTCCAAGTCCTAAACCTTTAATCTTAAAAATACCCATATTGTTCTTTTCAGCACTCTTTGTTATTGCGTTCCATAATCTGCTATCTTTTGATAACTCGTTCCAAGCAAGTTCTACTATACTTGGTCCCCAGAACCTTTCAATTTGTGTTTCTATATATGATGGCAACTCTGCGTTATAGGTTAAGAGCCTACTTATATGAACTACAAAATCTGCTCTATCAGAATTACCTACCATTCCACCGCTTAGATTAACGTTGTAATACATAGGCATACCAATCATTCTAGCATCATTTATTCCTGTATCTCCGCCCACTTCTTTAATCAACTCTTTATCAAGCGCTGGTTCAACTTGGAACCACCTTGCTAGAGGTTTAATACCTAGAAACGAACCTTTTTTAATTTTGCTGATTATAAGCGGTTTTTTTAAGTCCTCTGGTGAGAATTGGTTCTCAAAACACAATAATCCAGCTGCTCCACCGTATGTATAACCTTTAGACAATACTGACTTTAAAGATACATACAGGTCCTTTAATGTTTCTAACACAACTATTTCATCTTCTGATTTTAGTTGGTTTCTTGGACTATTTATATCAATTCCATTTATTAAAGGTTTACTAGATAAATAATTTACGGACTTTTTAACAAAAGGATTAGCCCTAGACAAAGCATCAATAGCCGGTATGTTGAACGTAATCCAACGTGTGTTTCTACTGCCAACCGCTCTATTGCTATCAAAGGCTCCTGCGCTTGTAATAGGTACGTCTGCTATCGAGTCAAAGAATAAACTTTTGCTTTCTTTACCCATTCCTTTATCTGAATAAAAATTATATTCAAAGTTGTTCAAGCCCATGTCTGTTGCTTTATCTACTAATTCAGTTGTGATTATAGGTCCTTTAATTGAAGAAGTCTTGCCCTCCGCCATCGAAGAATCCAAAATCTTCTTCTTGATAGTTGCTTTCTCCAAAGACATTTGCGAGGACGTCTTCCACGTTCCATTCGCTTTTTTCTCCGCTTTCATTTTCTCGAAATCTGTCTTGGTCATTTTTATTCTCCTCATTATCAAATTCCCACATAGACGGTCTTATTCCTAATGTGTTTACCATATATTTTACGGTAACTACTAAATCATCGTTTAGCTTAGGAAGTTTATCTGCTGGGTCTTTTTCGTTGTCCACATAACTGTATGAACCTACTTGCTGAATCAAGTTTATACAATCTTCATGTATCATTATTTTAAGTTTAGCAAATGCGGTTTGAACTAACGGAATCCCTCTTAATTCTCTCGCTGTTACTTGCTCACTTATTTGTTTATCTTTACTATCTGTTGTCCAGTTTTGGTTATTTGCTCCATAAACATTAAAACCGAAATCTTGAATATACTCTATCAATTCAGGTTTACTTGGGTCAACTATAACAAAATCTGGTGATGCTCTATCTTTTGCTCCCCTAACCATTGTTAGAAGTTCCTTGTAAATCGTTGCAAGTGATTTTTGTCCTATATACTCTATCTTAAAATCTATCAAGCGCTCTTGAATACACCACGCTTTACCTATATTTAAGTCAACTGCCCAATCTGTCATTCCTGTTGGGTGATTAAAACCAGGATCAATTACTATTGCTCTTACTTTTCCTGTCCAATCAAACTCTTTAATATCTCCTGTGAATATATTTTCATTAGTAAACGCATCATATATAGCGCCCTCTGCTGAACGTCTAAGACCGATTATGTCTTGATCGTGTCCTGCGGTTCCTACTGCCCTAGAGTTCTTGTAGTTGTTTCTTTGCATCTCTGTCATGTATAAGTTGTCATCTACATTAAAATGTGCGTAATAGAAGTTATATGCGTTAAATATGTGGTTTGGGTTATCTCCACCACACTCATAAGCGCAAATAGATGCCATTGATTTTTGTATTAGGTACTTATTTCTGTATTTCTTATAGAATTGAGCTTTTAATCTCGTATATTCTATGTCATAATCAAATTCTGCATTATTTTCTTTTTTTATTTCTAGTTTATCTATTGACTTTAAGTAATTTTTGTAATCTGTTCTTTCTTGCTTTTCTTTGAATATATAATCTGCTGCAAAATCTTCTACTGCATAATTTCTTATGATTTTATCGAACTCATAATTCATATTCAGTAAAGTTTCATTTAGTAATATCTGATACTTTTTTGGTAACTCGCTAATTTTTGATACCGAGAACTTGTTAAGATAATCGTTTATAACTTTTGTTTTCTCTATATCTCTATCTTTTAATAATCGATTATTTAAAGAATCAAACATATTTTTGTAGTTATCTCTTACATATTCCATTTGTTCAATAGCTTCTTTTGAAGCAAGTCTTGGTTTTTCAATCTTTAGATAAAATCTGTGAGATTCACCTTTTGGGTTAGCTGTCGTGATAATCAGCGGTTGTCTTGTTGAGGCAATACGGTCATCAGCCTCGCCTATTCCGTTAGGGTGTTGGTTTAGTGCTTCATTTACATAAACACTACCTAGCGTGAACCCTTGAAACTTATTTTTATCATTTTCTTTCTCATTACCATAAAACAAGATTTGTTTTTCTAATCCGTAATTATCTAAGAACTTGTAAACACCTCTTTGAGCACCGTTTATTGTTTCTCTTACGAATACTCCATGTGGTATCAAGAAATATAATCCGAATCCATTACTCATTAAAACGGTTCTAAGAACATGCTCTAGTGATGAACCAAGTGCTAAATGTAGTCTTTCAGGACATATCATTAGGTATTTCGACCAAGCGAATAAACCAAATATATCTTTTGCTCCACGTTTACCACCCTCAACCTCTACAAATCGATAGTTGCCACTTAATATTGCGTTGACTAACTTTCTAGGTTTTTTTTGTAATGGCATACCACCTTGCATAAAAGGTTTATCAAGCGTTCCTTTAGCATATGGCGGTAGGGGTCTGTTTTGAGTGTTGGTTTGTATTCCGTCTTTTGTGTTGAAAACACTCTCTATAATTTCCTTGTATTCTGTCCTTGCATTTATGTATAAATCTTGAATTTCAGTAGGTAAGTCTGTTACTTTAAATTCAAGTTCTTTATTTTCGTTATTCATATTTTGTTCCTGGAGGTGCTAATTCATAAACTGCATTACCAGTAATTTCAGCCACGATTTCACTAGATTCTTTTCCGCCACCTTTTAGGAATACGTTTACTACTTGTAAGCCCATAGGTTGTTTCATACCGTTAATATCTACTGATAATCTGCGATTTTGCATAGTAAAAGTGCTTTTTTCAGGTGATAAAGCATCAGAAAGTATCTTTTGTCTTAATAATTCTTCATCTTTGAACCCATTATTGGTTACTATCTCTCTCATAGACTTAGAAATCTCTTTTAGGTTCGAGTTTTTCCAAACCATAGTCGCATGAGCCTTCAATTTCATATATAAAGCCATTTGTTCAGCGTCTACTATCTTGTAATGTTCATATAAAGCACTACCATCACGATCATAACCAGTTATTTTACTTGCTGTCTTATAAATCTTTTCTACAACCTTTTTTTTATCATAGGCAGCCAAGAACGAAATAAAAGCGTCATTTTCTGTCTTTTTTTCACTATTAGGTTCAATAAAGTCTTTGTCTACAAACAAAAGTACCATTGTTTGCTCTAATGCACCCAACCCCATAAATTTTAATGGTAGTCCGAGTGATTTCTCAATCAAATGGTATTCGTTTTCGTATAGCTCTATTTCACCGTTTTTAACAACTTCTAGGTGTTTTGATTCATCATATTCACTTAAAGTTTCTACATCTCTGTCTTTTCCCACCCTAAATTCACACCCTTTTTAGTTTAATATACAACTTATTGTGTATTTTATCAACAACTTTATGTTAATTTCTTCACATTTCTCTCTAAATTACCGTAAAAAGGCACATTTTGTTCATTTATACACTGTAAAAGTATCTTGTTTTTGCATTTTTCGCAGACATAACAATCGAACCAAGTTCCACCAAAGAAGGTTTTACCCTTATAAATCAATATGTCATGCCCACAATTTTGACAATGAATTATATCATTCTCATTCATAAATGCTAACCAGATACTCTGTTAATGCTATTTCAATCTGTTTGTAATTCTTACCGTACAACTGTTTGACTACAACACTTTGTAATCCCATAACTTGAATCATAAATAGTTCTCGGTTATCTTCTGCCAAAACAAGACTTGGAATTAGGCTAACCCTTTTTTCCATAGCACAACGATTCTTTAGTATTACAAGCTCATCATACGCTTTCTTATTTATCAATCGTCTTGGTGTCATTTTTTGGTTCCTCCTTTAAAATTTTCGGAGGGTTCAACCGAAGTCTTACCCCCTCAATCTGTTTTTAACTTGTTGTTCCAATTTCTGTGGTTGATTCTACATATTTCATTACTACTTCAATGTTCCCACTTTCATAAATTCTCAAAAATACGCTATCGCCTATCTCAACATCATCTGAAGTTATGTCATCGGTTTCTAAGTATTCCGTATTAAAAAGTCCACCGCTTTCCAAAACTACTCCATCAGCAACATATTCATACACAGTCCATTCCTCTAAAACATATGTATCGTCAATATCACAAGCTACGATCATAAACCCAAAAAGCAACAGTATTGCTATCAGTATCTTTTTCATTACTTTACCTCTTTCTTATCTTTTGGAAGATTTTTAATTTGTTTAATAATATGTTTTTTCTCAATGCTTATTACATATAAATATTTAACAGCAACTCTACCATTATGTTGAACAATTATATCTCCATGATTATATCGAAACCCTTTATAATCTATGTTGTTATTTGATACAAATTCTCCCTCTTGAAAACCTAAGTTTTTTAATGTTGTTTTATTATCATCTGTTAATTCGTGTATTGTAAACGTTTTATATCTTGGATTTTTATTATCTATAAAATAAAACGGTGCTATCAATAATATAAACGGCATTAAAGCAAAGCTAACTACAAATACCATAAAGAAAACAAATATATCCATAAGGTACATTGGCTTACTACACCTCAAATAAGATGCTAAAACACTAAAAAATATAACCAAAGCATAAATAATCAATACTATAAAGTACCATTTCATTTTCATTTACCTCCTACGGTATCAATACTATTTTGCAACCGATTTTGTCGCTAAATCTTTTCTCAATCTTATTTAACTGTGCTTCTGAATAATTGATATGTCCATCAAGTTGAATAACCATAACCCCTTTTGGGTTTATAAATTCAAAGTAATTCACGTTCTTGATTATCTTGATTTCTTCTCCAAATAATTCTGATAAGTCAAAATCTATTTCTTCCAAATATTGAGTTGGTGTAAGTATTTTACAAATATAAGAATATCTAATTTTATCTCTAAGTAAAGTTTTTCCTGTTTCAATAACACTACAAATATATGAACTCTCTTCAAATTCTATAATCTCTATCTTTTCTTCTAAACAATATTCTTCCCAACTCTCAAACGATAATGTCATTCCTTTATTAACTCTAAATCTACTATCTGCTGTTATTTGAATCTTCTTCATTTTGTTTCCTCCTTTATTTCTATCCCCATTATATCGCCCTTTGTTTTGTTTGTCAAATCTCCTAGTGTGTGCGTGTGTATGTGTGGGAGTTTTTCCCCCTACCATGTCCTACGCAACTGCCAGGCGCTACCCTATAGGGGGTTAAGGGTATAAAAAACTTTAATAATATCATTAAATAATGTTTGCAATTCATACTAAACTGTGATATAATAAATCATAAGATAAAGGAATGAGGGGTTATATGGAAGACATAAGAAATGCTATTAAAGCATCAGGCTTTAATGTTGGCTGTATTAGTAAAGCTGTTGACACACTTACTAAGACGGAATACAAAAAGGTGTTACAAGCTATTAAAGACGGTTGTCTATGCACTATCAAGTTATCACACAATCGTATATGTGAAATTGAAGATCCATGTTATAACAACGAACTAGACATTACTATCAAACATAAAGACTATTATAACTAAGGGCGATCCCCTGAAAGGAATACCAAAGAATGAGAAATAATAATT